AACATTAAAACCAACTAAAAGAGATCCAGATCCGTACAGAGATTGGCTTGAAGAGTTAATTGCTAACAAACAAGACATGGAGGGTTTTGATGCAGGAGAAGAAAGTAGCGATGTATTTAATTCTAGAATGGGAAGATTCTTAGAAGATGTTGAAGATACTACAGAATTTGACCAAATAGATAGTGGTAATATATGGCGTGATGAAATTGAAATGAGATTTAAACTTGAGACGTTTAGAGCTTTTATGAAAAAAATGAGTTACAATTGGAATGAAAAAGAATGTACAAGATTCTTAGAACAAGGTGGAGCTAAACCCAAAGCTAAGTTCAAGGGAATTCAATCTAGGCATTGGGTTGTGACTCTACCAAAACAAAGTGAGCATAAAAATAAAGATGTCAAATTCGTTAAGACAAAGGCTGCGTGGGAAGACAATTAAGATTTTTGGACCACCTGGCACTGGAAAGACAGAGAACCTTTTGAAACGTGTAAAACGTTATCTTAAAAGAGGTTATTCTCCTGATGAGATATGTTACGTATCTTTTACAAATAAAGCTGTAAATGAATGTGTAACTAGGGTTAGACATAAGTTTAAAGGTTACGATGAAGATGCATTTAAATATTTTAGAACACTTCATTCATTAGCAAGACAGCAGTTTGCTGAGATACCTGTATTAGATCCAAAAGCTGATATGCTTATGTTTCATACACAATACGGAACAATTAAAATTAACTACAAAGAGGGTCATGATGATCAAAAAGTTTATAACAATTGGTCTTTACAAATATATGACAGGGCAAGAAACATGAAAGTTGATCCTGTGTGGCTATACAAACAACAATCAAGAAAGAGTGTAAGGTTACAACAGTTTAAATCAATTATTGCAGGATACGAACAATTTAAAACAATGGAGTTGGAAAACGGACAACGGACACCAGACAGGTTAGATTTTACAGACATGGTGCAAAAATTTATAGACGATGGATTAGTTGTGCCCTTCAAAGTTTTAATGGTGGATGAAGCTCAGGACCTAACACCTTTACAGTGGGACATGGTAGTTAAAATGTCTGAAGGTGTAGAGCGTGTATACATTGCCGGAGATGATGACCAAGCAATTTATGAATGGAATGGTGCTGACGTAACTTTGTTTCAAACGTTTCCTGGTAAATCACTTGTATTAAAAAAATCTGTAAGACTTAATAAAAACATACACTTCTTTTCTAAATGTTTATTAAACTCCATGGGTGATAACAGAGTGCCAAAAGAATTTTATTCTAATGATAAAGATGGTGCAGTGTATAGATGGAATGGTTTGAAAAAAGTACCTTGGGACATGGATGGTAGTTGGATGGTGCTTGCAAGAATAAATGATGTGAAAAAAGAATTGCAAACTGAGGCAAAAAACCTTGGCCTGTACTATCAAGATCAGAAAAACAACAAATCATTTGATCCAAACCAATTTTATGCAATACAATATTGGAAGAAGGTATGTGAGGGTGGCAGCATAAACAGAGAGGAAGCTGTAACAATGTATGAATATTTATTAAACATAGACCACGGATACCGGTCATCTGATAGTAAAAAATGGAGTTTTGCTCATCCAAATCAAGTGTTTACATTTGATGAATTACATTTAAGGTGTGGTATGCGAGACGAAAAAGGTTCATGGAATCAAGTATTTAAAAGAAAGTTTAAAGATAAAGATAAACAATATTTTCAAAAACTTATGAATGAAGGCGTAGATTTAACACAACCACCAAAAATTATTATTGATACAATACACCAAGTAAAAGGTGGGGAAGCAGATAATGTAGTGTTAGCGAGTAAATGTAATTTTCCATCTCATTTTGATAAAAAGAATTTAGCAGATAAGGTAAAAGAACTTAGAGTATGGTATACAGGTGCAACAAGATCTAAACAAACATTACATTTGCTAGGCACATACCATCAATATAATTTTCCGTTAGGAAAGTATTTTAAACAATACGAGGCAAACTATGCAAGATAAAGAACCTGCATTAAGAATTTTATCATTAGGAGCTGGTGTACAAAGCTCAACAATGGCTTTGATGGCAGATGCAGGAGAGTTTGGTGTTAAGCCTGATGCAGCTGTATTTGCTGATACAGGTTGGGAACCTAAACCTGTAATTAATCATTTAAATTATTTAAAAAATGTAATTAATTATCCAATACACATTGTAAAAAAAGGTAACATTCAAGACGACATTATAAAAGCTTTGTCTCCAGGAGGAAATCAATTTGCCTCTGCACCATTTTATACTTTAAATGAACAAGGTAAAAAAGGAATGGGTCGTAGACAATGCACTAGAGAATATAAAATAACTCCAATAGCAAAAAAAATAAGAGAAATATTTGGGTTGAAACCAAGACAAAGATTTCCAAAAGATAAGCATATTGAGGTGTGGGTCGGTATATCAACTGACGAAATTATGAGAATGAAACCATCAAGATTTTGGTGGCAAGAGAATAGATGGCCACTTATAGAAAAAAAAATGTCTAGGCAAGATTGTTTAAAATGGTATGAAGGTAAAGGATTTAAAATACCTGTTAAATCTGCTTGTATTGGCTGTCCTTTTCATGATGATAATTTTTGGATTGATATGAGAAATAATAGACCAGAAGAATTTGCAAGTGCTGTAGAATTTGATAAAAAGATGCGAATGCATAATCCTAAAGTAAAAAACTTTGTACACAGATCTTGTGTACCTTTAGACGAAGTTAAATTTAAAAACGATGATGGGCCAGATCTCTTTAATCAAGAGTGCGAGGGCCTTTGTGGAGTATAAAATGGTAGATAAAAATTTGTTTGATGAAGCATTTCCACAAGATAGACAAGTTGGAGGATCTCACTATAAATTTTTTGAAATTCAACCTTATGAATTTATTGCAAAAAATGAATTATCATTCTTTCAAGGATGTGTTGTAAAATACGTCTGCAGATATAAGCACAAAAACGGAATAGAAGATTTAGAAAAAATAAAACATTATTGTGACTTAGAAATAAAAAAATTAAAAGATGCCAAAAAAAAGAAATGAAGTTATTTATTGTGAAAAATGTAATGAAGCTCACGCAGTTGTAGTTCATAAATATGATTACTATTGTGCAGAATGTTATATTTTTTATTTAGGTTTACCATTAAAAAAAATGAAATTTATTGACGAAACAAATTTTAGTAAAAAAAAACAATGACTCATCAACTTAATTTTATATATAATGATAGTGATTGGATAGCTCCTGCAGAGTATCCTGATTTAAGACAAGCAAAAGAAATAGCAATTGACCTGGAGACAAAAGATCCTAACATAAAAACAAAAGGACCAGGTTGGGCAACTTTTGATGGAGGTATTGTAGGTTTTGCAGTAGCTGCACTTGGTCAACAATGGTATTTTCCTATTCAACACGATGCAGGTGGTAATATGGACTTATCTATAACCTGCGCATGGATGCAAGATGTCTTAAATTTACCAGCTACTAAAGTTTTTCATAATGCAAGTTATGATGTTGGTTGGTTATTAGTAAATGGTTTTAAAATTAAAGGGCAAATTGTTGATACTATGATTGCTGCAGCTTTAATAAATGAAAACAGATTTAGTTTTAGTTTAAATGCATGTGCTAAGGATTATCTTGGTGAAATTAAAAATGAAACTTTTTTAAATGAGAAAGCAAAGGAATGGGGTATAGATCCAAAAGCTGATCTTTGGAAATTACCTGCGGGTTATGTTGGTTTTTATGCTGAACAAGATGCAGGTTTGACTTTACGGTTATGGGATAGATTTAAAACAGAAATATCTAAACAAAGTTTAAATGATGTCTGGGACATGGAAATGGAACTTTTGCCTATATTAATTGAAACAAGAAGAAAAGGAATAAGAGTTGACGAAGTACAGGCTGCTAAGTTAAAAAAGGAATTCAAACAAAAAGAGTCTGAGGTTTTATCTAGTATAAAATCTCAGACCACACTAAACGTAGATATTTGGGCAGCTCGATCTGTAGCTCAAGTGTTTGATAGAATAGGTGTTGAATACCCAAGGACACCGAAAACCGGAGAACCCAGCTTTACCCAAAATTGGCTAGTGAACTGTGATAACCCGATAGCGCAACTAATAAGAGAAGCAAGAGAAATAAATAAATTCCATTCAACATTCATAGACTCCATTCAACGTTATGTTCACAAAGGTAGAATACATTCTGAAATAAATCAATTAAGATCTGACCAAGGTGGAACTGTATCAGGACGTTTATCATATTCTAATCCAAACTTGCAACAGATTCCAGCTCGTAACAAAGAATACGGAAACAAAATTAGAAGTTTATTTTTACCTGAAGAAGGAAGACAATGGGGTAGTTTTGATTATTCACAACAAGAACCAAGAATTGTAGCTCATTATGCTGCCTCAACTAATAATGAATTTTCAGGTAGTAGGGAGTTTATTGAAGCTTATAAGAATGAGTCTGCTGACTTTCACCAAATAGTTGCAGATATGGCACAGATTACTAGAAACCAGGCTAAAACAATTAATCTTGGACTATTTTATGGTATGGGAAAGGTTAAATTAGCTAAGGAATTAGGTATTTCTAAGGATAGAGCTGAACAATTATTAATAAAATATGGGGAAAGAGTGCCTTTTGTTAAACAATTAACTACAGATGTGTCTAGCTCAGCATCAAAATATGGCTTTATTCGGACAATAAGGGGTCGTAAATGCCGATTTGACATGTGGGAGCCCTCTACCTTTGGAATGAATAAAGCGATGCAATATGAAGAGGCTAAGGCCGTTTATGGTAATAATATACGTAGAGCTTTTACTTATAAAGCTTTAAACAGATTAATTCAGGGTTCCGCAGCAGATCAAACTAAACAAGCAATGATTGAGTGTTATAAAGCTGGATATAAACCTTTACTTCAAATTCATGATGAATTATGTTTTTCAATAGATAAGGAAGAAGATATTAAAAATGTTAAGGAGATAATGGAAAATGCCATCGGAGATTTCAAAGTACCTTCCAAAGTTGATATTGCAATCGGACGATCCTGGGGAGAAGCTAAGGAATAGTAGCCCCTGCAAAGAATGCAAGGGTTTAAAAATTATTCTTCAGATTGAGGATCTTGAGATTGTTCGTAAGGATCCTTGTCCTTCTTGTTCTCCAACTCCTTCTCTTCTTCGATCTTACGCAGCTTTCTAAGTTCTGCATAATAACTTGGGTGTTTCCATTCAAACATTTTTGCTCTCCTTTTTTTATTTAACTATTATAACATGAGCACTTTTAAGAAATCGTTTACTATTCAACAAAGTCATAAAACGAAAAAAATAATTATTGTTTATCAATCTGTATAACTTGAAGAAAATGTTTTTTAGAAAATTTAGAGCGCAGAAGTCTTAGGAATAAAAATGATTTTTTTGCTAGTTTAACTAGCTATATCTAAAAGACCTTTTTTAGCGTCTTCAACACTTTGATCATTTATCTTAGTTCTAAGATTTTTGATCTTTATATCGATCCACTTCATATCAGGAGTTACTCTACCCTGCTCCAACGCTTTGGTAGCCCACTGTGACTCCAATTGAAGTTTTTCCGATATTAACTTTTGTAGTTGCATCTCGGTCAACCTCTTCGAAGGTTATGAAGAGAAAGTTAGGATCTAAGAACCCTGCCCCTTCATGTTCTGTATAAACTCCTGAGTCAACCTTCTTTTTAAAAACCTCAAGAGCATCTATATCGTTCTTGGCCTCAAGCGTCTCATCAATATATATATTTTTATAATTTGCTTGGACGCGATATAGTTTCATAAGGGATTATATACTAAATTGTGTTATAAATGCAACACTAGGTATTTTTTTCTTGTTTTTTTGGCGTATTTTCTTGTTTTTCTTTAGGCACCACAACTTCTTTACATTCAAATTTTACAACAATTTTGTTATTTTCTACAAATTCTTTGGTCATTTTTTCAGTTTCCTCTAATGCTCTAAAAGTGCTGTAAGCTAATCGATAACCATACTCTACACATGCAGAATGTGTTGTAAAACTATAACCTGGTATATGACTATTAGGACAATTATTACTTACTACACTACACATATATAAAACTAAAATGAATTTTGTCATAAAATTATCCTTGCATATCCCATGAAAATAATTATATTAAGGATATAAAAAACTATAACAAAGAGGAGGCCCCATGGCAACAGAACAACCAAGAACAATTAGCACAGGTCCAAATACATCATTAGAACCTTTAGTGCTTACACAAGAAGCTACAGAGATGGATATAGCGTTAGATGAACTATCAAAAGTATGTAAAAAACTCTGTGATCAGCTTGATGATTTAACAGAAAATATAAAAAAACTAACAGAAGAAAATAATAAGTTGAAAGATGCATTAGGTATTGTAGAGTCAAACCCAATCGAAGATTTGGAAAAGGTACTCAATGGCAAATAAACTTACATGGCGAATGATTAATAAATCAGAAACATTTAATAATTGGTGTCAACAGGTTGACAGAATTTTATCAGAATTACCAGCACATACAATTAATGGTATGCCACTTGAATATTCTGACGATGAATTTCAAAATTGCATGCGTAAATTACAACAATGTTCATTAAAGTTTGATGATATGCCACTTTATATTATTAACGAAAAGGTAGCATCTGAACTTTGCTACGATCAATTAAAAGGTATGGAGGAAGATGAACAATCTAATCATTAAGACAATCATTTGTGCAGTTATGTTTTTAATACCTGCAAAAATTTTATTGGCACTATTTGGTGGTGCTTTTTACATAATGTTTTTTTAAGGAGGAACTATGGACATAAGTAAATGGAAGTCATGTGCAGTTGATATTGAATCATACACAATAATTAGAGCAATGGGCCAAAATGGTTTTAGAAGACCAGGCAACATGATAGCTAAATTAGTAAGTGACGAAGTAAAAAAGATAGCTAAAAAAGAAAATATTAGTTACGATAAAATGAAACAGAATTTACTTGCAGAAGGCAAAAAGCTTATCAACGGTAAATAGATTCGCAGGTTGGATGGTTAACCTTTAATCTGGAATTGAAGGGGGGTTTGGGAGACTAAACCCCCTTTTTTTATTATTTATATACCCTAAAATTTTTTTAATTTAACTGTTGCAATTATGTCACTTTTTTTATAACAATCTAAATGTATTCCTAAGCCTAAATGAAATAAGTGGGGCTTTCAAAACACTTTATTTTCACCGAACAACGAAAAACAAAATTAACTTTAATTAAAAGGATTATTTTGTGGGTAAAGCTGTAAAAAAGAGCAGTGAAGAAGCATTAAACCAGGCGTTAGATAAGCTTGTAATGGTTTGTCCAAATAAACAAACTTATAACGAACTTACTAGTTTAATGTTTCAGTTGTATTGTGGAAATGACTTTGGTTTAGGAAATTTTAGTCTTTCTTTCCTTGATAAAATCGAGGATCGATGGCGATCAGGGCGTAAACGTGCTGCAGAATCTAAAGGCATAAAACTGGTTGTTAAAAATAGCTAACCACGGTGTGATTTTTCCATATCTTATATCTTTCCCGCATCGTGGTTATGCTAATGGAAAAGAAACCTAGAGGGTTACTCAAAGAATCAATTGTGATGCTTGATCTAATGACAGGTCAAGAAAAAATGGATTACCTTGAACGTATGTGGGATTTGTACATTCGAGTGTATGAGAGACCCAGGTATAGACGTAAGCGATCACGAACTTTTGTAATGGATAAAACTAAAGCTTATGATTTGTGCTCCAAGCTTACTAAAATATTTGGGCACTAAATTGAGCCTAGCAATAACAAAACCAAAAGCATTCGCAGAACAGCGATTGTTTCAAGCGATCCTTGTGCAAGCTTTAGAAGACGCAACTAATCCTTCTAATTTTAAAAGAGAAACTTATCATAAACATGATAGCCATTGTTGGTTTGTAGATAATTCAGAAGACTTTCAACACGTGTGTTGGGGAGCTGAATTAGATCCTGACTTTGTAAGAGGTGAGTATTTAAAAATGTTAGACAATGGAAAAATTGTATTTACTAAAATACAAGTGGCCTGGATTCGGTATCGAAGTTTATATAAAAGGTATCGAGAGGCTAAGAGTAAAGACGAGAGAAGAAAAATTCGTGCATTAATACTTAAAGAAAGTAATAATAAGTTAATGTAGTCATGGTGGGCGAATGTAATTTACCCCTGGGGGAATGATTAGAGAGCAATTTAAATGAACTCCCCCAAGAGTATTTAAGCAAAGATGGTTATTGAAAAATAACACAGGTAAACTATATAGGAAAACAGGACACCGGACAACCAGAATTAATCTACTGAACGGGATCGGTAGTGTTGCAAAAATGTCACAAAATTTATACTATATAGATATTCTAGACCCCTGACCAATAAAAAGTACCCCCCAGGCCAGAATAGGTGTATCTGGTGTATCTAAACATCTATTAGTCAATTATACCAACACTTTTAATCAATTTTAATGGTGTATCTGTGGTGTATCTATGGTGTATCTTGGATACACCACTCTTGCGGGAACGCAACCAGAAGTTTTTGGGGCTATTACTTTCTGGTGAAATAATCTATATAGTAGAAATTATTATGATGAAAAAATATATGTTATTTAGGGATGTAGTCAAAAGATTATATCCTGGAAATAAAGCGAAACAAAAAGAATATACTGAAGTTTACGATAGTGCCAAAATACATATGACTCATTCATCTGCTGACTCTTATGCAAGAGGAGAAGTAAGAAGAAAATTTACTAAAAAGAGAAAATAATGCCAGGCGGTTTAAAAAGAAAAACAGATAGAACAGAATTAGATCTCACTCCTAAACAAAAAATGTTTATAGAGATATACGTAAAAGATTGGGGATCAATAACTCAAGCTGAAGCACTTAAACGTGCAGGTTATGTTTGTACAAATGAAAAAGATTATGGATCTGTTGCATCTAGAATGTTATCTAGAAAGCACAATCCACATATTGCAAAATACTTTGATAAACTTTTTGAAAGAGAAGTTAAGAAGTATGAAAGTGACAACCTTAGAAGATTTAAAAGGTTAGAAAGAATTTCTGACAAGGCCGAGAAAGATAAACAATATGCTGCTGCAATTAATGCTGAATATAGATCAGGTCAATTAGCAGGTGCTTATGTTGATAGGAAAGAGGTGCGAGTTAGTGGTTTGGAGGGTATGTCACGTGAGCAACTTGAAAAAAAGCTTAAAGAACTATCAGACAAGATCGATGGCTACAACGCCAAAACGATTGAAGTTAAGTCTGAAGACGTTACAGCAATTGAAAAAGGCTAGTTGGTCTGAGTGGTTAGATGTTTTTAACCAAGTACACAACTCCACCATCACTACCCATGTTGGTAAAATAAAGGTAGAGATTGATGAATAGAAAAAAGATTGCAATACCTAAAAAAGTAAAACAAGAAATAGATAAATATCCAATGGTATCAGTCGAATGGTTTGATATTGTTTCGGACTCTTCCTGGAATAGTTTCTCTGATGTAAAAAAAGCAAAATTAGCCACATGCATCACCAAAGGTCATCTTCTTAGTCAAGCAAAAGGTGTTACTAGAATTTTTGGAGATTACTCATATAATGATAATAAGACTGAGATAGAAACGATTGGTAATACTACATTGATACCTAATTCAGTCATCAAAGAAATTAAAAAACTGACTTAATGACAACTAATAAAAATGCAGAGTCTAGGCTATGGCAAAAGGTTAAAAATGGACTGACTGATTGCTTTCTAACCCGTATAGAATCTAGCACAATCAATGGTATACCTGATATTCATGCTGTAATGAATAATCCTGTATTATCTATTCCAAAAGAAGTATTTTGGATTGAACTTAAATCAGATTCATTAAGTTTTCCGAAGCTAAATAAATGGCAAATTGTTTGGATTAACAAATATATTATGGCTGGAGGCAAGGTAATTATCTTGAAAGAGACCCTCTTGAAGAAGTCCCTTAAACTGTACAGACCGGTGTCCGTGTTTACTGATCCTCGCTCGCTTGTTCCTTTTGCCTCGTTCTCGTTCCCGTTAGACTGGCCACTGGTCCAGCGCAGGTTACTAACGGAGCTGGGTTCGCAGCCAGATGCTGCGTAGCTCTCGTTCTCGGATCCAGGCCACCGATCTTTCCCTCTTTGTTGGTCGGTGGCCCGGATCCCAGGCAGCGTCACCGTGCTTCTCGTTCTCGTTTCTCGTTCTCGTTTGCCATAAACCTCGTTCTCGGACAGGGGACTGGCATCAGATGCTGGCGCAGCCAGAGTGCTTCCCAGCTGGCCAGGCGAACTTCAGGGTTGACAGCTATCCCACGATGTCGTATCGTAAAGAAAAAGGAGGAAAATGCATACTATAAAAATAACTGTAGAAGCTGGATGCGTTGTAGAAGTAGATGGCTTACCTGATGGGTTTGATTACGAAATAATAGATAAGGATGTAGAACAAGAAGAAGAAAAGGAGGAATAATGGCAGTGGATTTTGATGCACTCGATCTCGTTCGAAGCGAGAATAAATCTCGGTTTTATAATAAGAAACTAGATGACCTGGCGAAGGAGAATCAAGAGCTGGCGCAGCTGGTAAAAGTTCTGGTAGCTGAGCTACCCGATGAAAAGAAATGGTCGTTTGAAGAAAGATTTCAGAAAATAAAAAAAAGGGGTTGACTATTATCCCATCATATCTTATATAAGACTTGTCCATTACGCTGGCACATTAATAAGTGTCTATGTAACAAACGAAAGGGTGGGGTGGATATGGGATTAGTAACGACATGGAAGACAACGTGCTTTCGGTAAGTAGCAGAAGATCCAACCCACGTAGTGGCGGAGCCAAAGTTACTAGTCTCACTTAACAAAGGAGAAAGATATGAGTAATACATACGACATAAATGTTAAATTTGATATCGCTACGAGTGGCGGCTTAAATAAAAAAGAAAAAAGAAAAGAAATAAAACACAATAGAAAACAATTTCAAATTTGGGTGGCTAAACAATTAGAACATTTTGACAACGCTGAAAACAATATGGACGATTACTTTGAGTTCAGTG